CAAACATATACACTGACTTTTAATAGTTCAACCGGCAAATATGAAGCTACGGTAACAGCTCCGTCGAAGAGTTCATACAATCAGAGTGGACATTATTACGGAGTAACGGTTAAGGCAACCGATGAGGCAGGAAACACAATCACAAAAGATGCAACCGACAGTACGTTAGGATCATCGCTGCAATTAAAGGTAAAAGAGAAGGTCGCTCCAGTTATTGCAATCGTGTCTCCAACGTCCGGATCATATTCGGCAAACAACAAGCCTGTAATTACTTGGAAGGTAACCGATACCGATTCTGGTGTTAATCCATCAACAATCGGTATCACGCTAGACAGTGGTACTAAGGTAACAGGCGATGCAATAACTAAGACTGCGATCACAGGCGGATACCAGTGTACATATACACCAACGACAGCGTTGACCGATGGAAGCCATACAATCAAATTGGATGCAAGCGATTATGACGGAAACGCAGCAGCTACAAGCTCAACATCGTTTAAGGTAGATACAGTTCCACCTGTATTAACATTGTCCAGTCCAGTGGATAAACTTATTACAAATCAAACTGCTTGCACAGTAAAAGGTAAAACAAACGATGCAACAAGCAGTCCTGTCACGGTAACAGTTAAACTTAATTCTTTAGCAGCAGAAGCAGTCACAGTTGGAAGCGATGGAAGTTTCAGCAAGGCCCTTACTCTTGCAGTAGGTACAAACACAATTACCGTTGTTGTAACCGATGGTGCTGGTAAGACAACGACAATAACACGTACCGTTACGTTAGACACAACCGCACCTGTGATCAAGAGTGTTACATTGACACCGAACCCAGTCGATGCTGGCAAAACATTTATCATATCCGTTGAAGTAACGGACTAGGTTAGTTGTTATGGTAGTTCGACTAGAGGGGAATGTAAACGGAGAGTCAGTGATCTTAACTAGATCCGCTGACTCTTTAGATTTATGGAAGTCCGTTATACCAGCCACATTAAACGGCAGGTATGTAATCGGATTAACTGCATATGATGAGGCAGGGAATGTAAGTAGCTATTCTACATACATACTTACAGTAGATCTGAAAGCATTAAGAGTTTCACTGAAGCCTTTTGATTTGTATGCAACCTTGCACAACGAGAAATAAGAAGAAAAAAAGAGGAGGAGAACATGCAAAAAAAGAAAGTGATCATAATGCACCCGGGAGAATCCAGAACAGCAGTAATTACTATACATTCTATTAAAAATGAGAAATTTACAATTGAAAGTGCGGAGTATTCGCTAATATACATGAAAGACAAAGCTGAAGAAAGCACTGGAGTTTGTAATATTAAAGAACATGATATAGAAGCACTGATTTCTCCTCAAAAGCGTGGTACCTATACACTTGACATCAGATATGCAGTATTAGACGAAATCTTAATAGAGCATATAGAAGTGAAGGTGGTATGATGGCAGCAGAAATCATTGAAATTAAGTCTGTAAGCCTGTCTCCTAACCCAGTACAGACCGGTGGAAAAGTTAAGATCAGCGTAGGACTTGAAGCAAACGAAAGTGATGTTAATTGCTTCTATTGCATATTTTCTTCCGAATTAGAAACAAGTCAAGTAACAACGACAGCAACGGTGTAGCTGAGGAAGGAGACATATTTGGATGATGAATACTTAAGAAGGCACGAGCATCAGGAATTTGCCAGAGGCGTAGATCGTGAGCAAGTTCGGCAGAATAAAAGAATTGCAGATCTAGAAGCAACCGTAAGACAGATCAACGATCTCACATTGTCCGTACAAAAACTTGCAATCAATATGGAGAACATGCTCGTTAATCAGACAGAACAAAGCAAGCGGCTTGAAGAGTTGGAAAACCGAGACGGAGAGAAATGGAGAAGCGTTTCTATGCATGTCCTGACTGCGTTAATTGGAGCAGTGCTCGGATTCGTACTTAAAGAAGTTGGATTATAAAATAAAGGAGAAAAGACGTTATGAAAGAATTATTTGAACAGAATAAGTTGTTGTTTTTGGCAGTGATCACAGCGTTGATCATTGTCTTTTTAGTTAAGAAGCTGATCGACTATATCACAAAAAAAGGTCTGGAAGGGATCAGACTGGATGTTTACAAGCTCTTCCTAGAAGCAGAGAAAACATTCCGAGCCTCAAAGCAAGGACAGCAGAAATTTGATTATGTAATACATATGGCCAGAGGACTTTTGCCTAAACCGATTCAAGTATTTGTTAGCGATAAAATGTTAAAAGAGATCGTTCAGTTATGGTTTGATGGTGTCAAAGACCTTTTGGATGACGGTAAATTAAATAATTCAGTATACGATTTAGAAGATGTAGAAGAAGTCAGTAAAGAAGATAAGATCAATCATACGACAGAGTTAGATGACGGAACATGGACAAATTACGCAGAGACTCCGTTACCTAAAACCGACTTAGAAGATCCAGAGGAACAGGAACAGACAGAAGATAATCAGGCAGCAGCAGAACAGGAGGTGTAGACATATGAGAATCGCATTGACAGTAGGACACAGCTTGCTTAAAAATGGATCATATACATCAGCAAGTGGAGAAGATTGCGGTGGAGTAAACGAGTATAAGTACAATAAAAAGCTGATGAAAAAGGTAAAAGAATATCTTGAAAGCGACGGACACAGTGTTGATCTGTATATCTGCCCAGAGAAGGTATTTACCGCTGCGTCACAGGAAAAATCATGGAAACTGACACGTTTAAATGCAAAGAATTATGATCTTGTTGTCGAAGGTCACTTGAATTGCTATAATGGAAAAGCACACGGAACAGAAGTATTATACGTTTCCGAAAATGGTAAGAAGTACGCAAAGAGAGTCCAGAAGAAACTGGTATCCGCTGGATTCACTGATCGTGATGTTCAGAAGAGAACGAACCTGTATATGCTGAATGCCACAAAGGCAACAACAATCATGACAGAGAGCTTTTTCTGTGACTCCAAGTCCGATTATAAGATCGGTAAAGACGTAAATAAGATTGCGAAGCTGATCGCAGAGGGAATCTGTAATAAAAAGCTGGGAACAGCTAACAAGGCTAAGGAAGCTGTAAAAACAGCCGTGAAGAAAGTTACCAAAGCAACAACATATGCTAAGGTAGCTACAAAATCTGATCCACTTATGATCAGACAGAGCGCAAAAGGATCATCCAAAGTTATCGGTAAGATTCCGAAAGGATCAAAAGCAGAAGTAATTAAAAAAGGCAGCACGTGGACGAAAGTTAAGTACAAGAGCGTAACAGGGTATTCAGCCACAAAATACCTTAAATTTTAATATTAACCAGGGGAGAAATCCTCTGGTCTTTTTTTATTTCCAGAAATTACATAATTATTTTTATAGATAATCCAACAATAATATGTTAGCATAAAAGAAAACGTTGGAGGATATGACATGAGCGTAGTAATTATGGTTAGATCAGGAAAAGAACTGTTTTTGTTTGGGGATAAAAAAAGTACACATATAAATAATTTTGATAGAGAAAAAGAAACTTATGAAGAACAATCTGTTTCGTATGATTCTCGAAAAGTATATCAAGTCAAAGACGATATTATTATTGGAATGGTAGGATCATCTTTAGGGTATGATAATTTATTTCGATATGTTATTAATAACCAACAAGTAGAGAAAGATGTTGCGAATATGATAGAAAATTATCAGGATTTTGTACACAATTGGTTAGATTATCAATATGATGATATAAAGAAATATTTTGATAATAATACACAATTATTGGACATTGAAAAAATGTTTGGTGCCATAGTATGTGGAATTAAAGATGGAAAATTTTATGGAACTATTTATGGGTATCCAGCAGATGAAAGTGCTGATGGAAAAGAACAAGAAATTGGTGATGGTATAATGACGGTATTATCAACAAAGAAATATGATAATTTATGCAAAAATAATTTCATAAATTTTTATAAAGAAAATGGTAATAACGTTGTTGACGCAGTGGAAAGTACATTGAAGACTATGGCAAAAATTGATGATACTATAAGTGAACAATTTGATATCGTTAAAATATGCTTAAATTAATTCAAGATAGATTTATTTTATGATGATTGATTCTTTGTATTTCTATATTTAGATTCAAAATTTGAAAATAAACAGGGTACTTTCTTGCTATAAAAGGGGGTACTATTCTGTAATAAAACAGGGTACTTTTTGCAAATAAGGGGGTACTTTTTGTTTTTCGGAATAATTACAAAAAGTACCCTGTTTTATTGCTGTTACATATTGCAAAAATCAAGTAAAAATGTAGGGTAATTCAATTTACATTGTGAAGAACGCAACCCATGTTATCCCTATTTAGGTTTAAATTTAGAAATTTTAATATGTTCCAACAATCTCAATTCCAAATTTCAATCTTTTCTCTGGAGGTTTCCCTTTTACTCCATATCCACCAAGAGCGAGATCAATTGCATTTTCAGCACAATAATGGGATTTATAAATGTTATGATCATCCGGAAGATCAATGATCCATCCAGCAATTCCATCCTTATTATAAGCAGTTATATAATGCTTTCTGTATTTTATAGTTTTTTTAGGCGTGACACAGGCACTATCTTTCCATCTTACACGCATAATGTATTCCTCCTGAGTTTTGTTGACAAATAAGTTTTTTTGAATTAAAATTTCAAAAGATACCAATTTACGATGACAGTGTAATAAATCTAGTTCATAAAGTAAGCAGTTTGATGCAAAGTAATAATAAATTCGCCTGGTGAAGTCTGTATCTATCATGGTGGCGATGTAAATGTTGCCCATACAGAGATCGATCTTAAGAATCCAAAAACAAACCGCAAAAATGCTGGTTTCACAGATGAAGAACGAGAGAAGATGAGTTCACTGCTTGACAATGGATTTATCGATACCTTTCGTTATTTATATCCAGACCAGACAGGAATCTATTCCTGGTGGTCTTACCGTTTCAATGCGAGAAAGAATAACGCAGGGTGGTGTATCGACTATTTCATTGTATCAGAGTGCTTAAAAGAGCGAATCAGTGATGCAAAGATCTTAACAGATGTGATGGGATCAGATCACTGTCCGATTGAATTGGATTTCAAATGATTAAGTAAGGAATCTATATGTTGTGTCGGACTCGATAAAATTACCGACCGTGGATTGAAACAAATAATAAGAACAGAAAGAGGTAAGTCAGATGGTAGAATTAACAAACAAAGAATTCTTTCAGGATTTAGATCAGACAATTGCAACAGAATTATTTGAACAGACAACTTATCCATGGGAGATTCTTCCCTTGATCAAAGATTTTGTGCTGAAAGTTGGACCAACATTATCAGCAGATGAATATGATCAGGTGGAAGAAGACGTATGGATCGCCAAAAGTGCAACAATTGCTAAGACAGCAACGATCAATGGGCCAGCGATCATCGGACCAGATACAGAAGTGCGCCCAGGAGCATTTATCAGAGGAAATGCATTGATCGGTGCAGGCTGTGTGGTAGGAAATTCTACAGAGATCAAGAATGATATTTTGTTTAATAATGTTCAGGTACCTCATTATAATTATGTTGGGGATTCTATTTTAGGATATAAATCTCATATGGGAGCAGGATCTATCACATCGAATGTAAAATCCGACAAGACAAATGTTGTGATCAAAAATGGAGAGGAAAAGATTGAAACAGGAAGAAAAAAGATTGGAGCAATCTTAAGTTCCCGCGTTGAAGTGGGATGTGGAACAATCCTGAATCCTGGGTCTATTGTTGGGCATGATACAAATATTTATCCATTGTCTATGGTACGTGGATGTATCGCACCAAACAGCATCTATAAAAAAGCAGGAGAAATTGCCGAAAAACGATAA